CAAATGAGCGTTACTGCCCGTGTCGCCTTGAAAGAACTCCTGATACTCTTTGTCCTTGTAAAGAATTTAGAGAGCAAACTGAAATAGGAGAGTGCCATTGCGGACGCTTCTGTAAAATAGAGGAGAACTAATATGTGCCGAGAGTGTAGACACAATCCTTGTGTTCCAGCTTGTCCAAATTACAACCCACCAGTTATATATGAATGTGATGGTTGTGGTGAAGCAATCTATGCTGGTGATAATGTTTATATTACAAGAGAGCATAAACATTACTGTCACTACTGTTGCTATCAAACAACTGCACAACCACCAGAGCCAGATGAGGATTTGATATACGAAAGCTGGCGTGATAGAAAGTGGGAGCAAGAACACGATGATTGATGAAACAATTTGCAGTATATTTCCAATAGATAAAAATTATTATTTATGGTTAACACACACTTGCGAAAACGGTCAAGTATGGTATATCACTTCTGATATATTAAGAACCGAGTACCAGTTATGGAAAAGAAATAAAAAAACATCAAGGAAAGCTGATAACCCAATAGAATTATATAAATACATTAAATAATGGAGGAATAATAAAATGGATATTAATACAGAGAAAGAACAGTGGAACAAGGAACTTGAAGCAACCAACAAGGAGCTTGAAAATCTTTTGACACACAAAAAGGAAGTTGAAAGCAAGATTAGGGAAATTGAAAAAGCTGAAAGGCAGAAGTTCATTGAAGAACGTGATAGAGAAGCTATTGCGATTATCAATGCTGCTAAAGCATTTAATGAGAAATATGGTATGGAAGTGATAATTCCATATAACGAGGAACTTGTCGCCAAGAGCGAAGATAAAAAGACCAATACTAATAAGGAGGATAACTACAACAATTCTATATTCCCTTGGTGGATATTTTAAAAGGAGCAATTAAATGAAATTGGGATTTGATTTAGACGGAGTTATAGTTGATAGTCCGCAGCAAGTCGTTAAATATATTAATGACAAACTTGGATTGGGTTTGACCATGAATGACTTTAAAACATATAGCATGGAGGATGCCTTGCCAGAGCAGTACAAATGGATTGTTGAAATGGCTTTTAGGGATTCTGCTATGTGGAAGAAAGTTACTTTAATTATAGGGGCTTATCCTATAATAAAACAGTTATACAAAGAAGGGCATGACATATATTTCGTCACAAGTAGTTTACCTCAGAACCTCAAGAAAAAAATCAACCACTTAGCTCGTAACCTTGATTTCTTTCCGAAGGATTATGTATGGCGGCATACAATCAACACTCAGAACAAACAATTAATAAATTTAGATATTCTTGTTGACGATGGATTGTTCAATCTTATTGGAGAAAGAAGTTATTATTCTCTCTGTATGGATATGCCATACAATCAGACAGAAGAAGAAATCCAGAGATTCACAAGAGTTCATAATTGGGCTGAAATATATTCGACCATACAATATCTTTGTTACAAACAAAAGGAGAACATATAACAAAATGGACATAGTATATCAGGGCAAAATATATCACCCAAGTTTACTTCCTAAGACAGCAGACCCCGAAGGGTCTATAAGATATACAGACGTAAATATATATCATGAACAAATTGAGTGCAAACACGATGAAGTACACTGGTTTGACGATATAAAAAATAATAATGTTTTTATCATACAAGACCAAAGCCCAGAATATAAAGGTTATGAAGTCCATATGTTCAAAGGAACTGTATTAAAAGAAAAAAATGGACAATATAGCTGGTGGAGAAATATTATAAAAGAGGAGAATAATCAATTATGATAAACGTGAATATTAAAAAGTTAAATGATAATGCTATTATCCCGACACGAGGAAGTGAATATGCGGCTGGATATGACCTGTATGCTTGTATCAATGAGCCTGTTGTAATTTATCCGCACGAAACGGTAAAAATAGGAACGGGAATCGCAATAGAAATTCCAGATGGTTATTTTGGTGCTATCTTCGCAAGAAGCGGACTTGCTACAAAAAAGGGATTAAGACCTTCAAATTGTGTAGGGGTTTGCGACTCAGATTATAGGGGAGAGTATATAGTTGCACTTCACAACGATGCAAATGAACTGATGGTTGTAGACCCTAACGAGAGAATAGCACAGCTTGTGGTGATGCCTTATCTACCTGTTAAGTTTACCGAAGTTGATGAACTGTCAGATACAGAACGTGGCTCTGGTGGTTTTGGTTCAACAGGACGTTCATAAATGCTTTTTAAAGCCCATGTACGTTAACCAATATAGTTTGACCAGAAAGATTATAGAACGCCGTATACGTTAATCTGAGCAGAATAGAAGCAAAAAAATAGGGGAGTATACTTATAATAGTATACTCCCCATAGAGGTGATTAAATGCCAAAAGTTTATTTGACAGAAACTCAAAAAGAAAATGATTTGATAAAATATAATTTGCTAATGCTCCAAGGTAGATTATCCTGTGAACAAATGGGTAAAATTATTGGAGTTAGTAAATCTACTTATATAAATAGGTTAAAGAGTCCAACACAAATGACTATAGAAGAAGCAAGTAGAATATGTAAACACTTTCATATTTCAATATCTACATTCTTGACAGAAAAATTGACATATAAATAATTCCGTGGCAAGTTTCGTGGCAAGTCTTAGTTCTAAACACTGTCTAAATGGTCAAAATATTGACCGACCAGACAATATTGTATACCGTAAATAGGCAGCAAAAAGCCCTATAAATCGCAAATGACGATAAATAGGGCGTTGTAATATGGCGCGGATTGAGAGATTTGAACAATCATACTTTTAATTATAAATGGCTATTCTAAGCCATTCTCAAACTTTATGTGTCAACTTTTGTGTCAAGTATCTTTATTATCATATATATCTTTGTAGGTTGCTGACATAGTTTCAGCAACTTCTTTTTCTTTACTTTCATATAAATGTTGGTAGATTTCTTTTACCATGTTAGGAGAAGATTGACCTAAACGCTTCATGGCATACTTATCAGGGACTCCTTGGGCTAACATCATAGAAGCATTACCATGTCTTTGCTCGTGCATTGTAAAGCGTGGCAAGCCGTTCTTGTCACATAACTGATTGAATTTCCTAAGCACCGAAGTGGATAGCATAGGAGATATAAATTCACTTGTATGTTCGGCTCTGTCCAGCCTTTCTTTTAATATTCCATCAACTTCAATTTGTCTCGTACTGGCTTCTGATTTTGTAGAATTTTTGTAAACAAATTTGCTGTTCTTATTAGGCACAATAGCAGCATGGATATTAAGAGTATATCCATCATAATCACTCCATTTAAGTGCAGCTATTTCAGACTGTCTTAGTCCAAGGGTAACAGCTATGGTCACAGGCAATTCAACAGATGTCCCTTCTACCATGTGAAGAATAATTGAGATTTGTTCTTTTGTTGGTATCTTCTTCTCAGATTTCGGTATTCTTGGTAATAAAACACTATTAAAATCCAATTGTACTTTTGCTTGTCTCAAAGAAGCAACTATAAGTCCGTATTGAGATTTAATAGATTTCGGTTTGTATCTTGTAGTATTATTGTTTACCCATAATTGTAAATCACGCTCTGTTAAATCATTTGTATTTATGTTCGCTATTTCATCAACGCAATTATTTAATATAATTAAATATCCTCTTATTGAAGAAGGAGATAAAATGTTTTCTTTACTTTCTATATAGCTTTTGACACATTGGTAAACAGTTTCGCCAATACCTCTTTTTTGTTTAGCCTTACCATTCAACCATTCAGAAGCAAGAAACTCAGCCTCCTTTTTTGTGCAAGCTGTAAACGACTTACACTTTTTTGTTTTATTATCATAAGCACGACAACGCCAATTTCCAGAAGGAAGTTTTGTAGCTTTCAAAACAATTCCACCTTTCTATTGCGCCATATTACACATTTATTATAGCACAATTATTTCCATATAGTCAATAAAAAATAGGGTAGTAAGTTTATTTTTTCTTACTACCCATAAAATATTACATACCAAAAAAGCTTTTAATTTTTTGCCATAATGTTTTCTTTTCATTTGTAAACATTAACGGTGTTGATTTTGTTTTTTTCTTTCTCCAATATCTTTTCTTCTTCTCCGTATATTTCTGTCCCATTGCTTTTCACCTCATCTCCATTTGGTAATACAACTGTATTATGACCTTGATTATCTTGTTCTATTGATATTTCAGTTTCTTCTACATATTCAAATTCATTAATAAATCTTTGAGTTTTAATAAGTAGACAAGTTGTTATCAATAGGCAAATAATTGATACAGTAAATGCAATAACAAGTCCAATTGTCGCCTTAGTCATATATTTATCAAATCTTTGCTGTGCTAAAACATAATTATCTTTCCATTTTTTACTCTCACACGCCTTGCAATCAGACATAATTATCACCTCTTTACTGCTTTAAAATCAAATTCATAATAGCCATAACAATAGCCCCTCCAGCAGTACCCAAAGTTGCATATACACCCTTTATAAGTATTGACATTTGAGAAGTTAATTTAGTTAATGATATTTTTAATTCAGCCAGTTCTGTGGCGGTATCAGCGTGACGTTCATTACAATCATCTTTGCGTACAAATATTTCATTAGCTATTTCTGAACGCATATATATATCATCAAGTTTAGCTAAATCTTCTGGACTAAGCATAATACCCCTCACTTTCCTATTAATACATTCCAGTCGCCACCGCCCAAATAACCAACGCCTAAACCATTATCTTCCTGCCACTTGTGTATGGCACTCATAGTTTTATTGCCAGCTATTCCGTCAGCTTCGCCAGAATTATATCCAAGCTGATTAAGTCTATCCTGTACCCATTTAATAAGATTTCCTTTATCACCATTTTCAACCGTATACTTTCTTACGGCAGTCAGTGTCTTGTTTCCAGCGATACCATCCACAACAAGATTCGCTCCACCATTATTTAATGTCTGTTGCAAGGATGCTATATCTACGCCAACATTAGTGTTTGAGGACGATACCGTGTTCTCTCCTGCAAATACAGTACCTCTCTGAAATGTTTTAATCCAATCGTTTTTAAGAACCTTGCCATAAGTATATTCATTGCCAAACCAATGTTCATTGTCGTAAGGTTCTGTATCTCTTGTATCAACATGGCACGAAATAGGCAACATTAAACCTATGCCACCAAAACCAAGTCTTTCAGCTACTTCTGCAATATCCCAAGAGGTATACCAAGAACCATCTTTCTTCTGCACTTTTATATCAGCAGCTATACCTCTGCGGTGAGCATCAGTTTTACTTCCCCAAGGATTGTTCTCACAACGATAGCCTGAGTTGACATATATAGCTTTCGCATCCATAATAGTAAACATCTTTTCAAGCCTGTCTATAAGAAGTTTAGACATAGCGTGTGAACGTCCACAACACTCACAATAAAATTCAAATGAGCTGAAATGAGTTGATAAATCTCCCATACTTATTCTCCTTTCTCATTATTTTTCTCATTATTCTTTTTAGCGTTCTGATAACCAAAAAAGAAAGTTAATCCAGTCATACATACAGTGATATAATCCTTTACATCTACCTTACCCATAAGAAAGGCAATGGATAGACATACAGAAAACATAAGGGTTATCAGACTTTTTACTTCAATTAATTTTGCAAGTCTATCTTTAATTTTCATAATACCACCTCGGTAAAATATAAAAGAGGGTAGAATAAACTACCCTCTTGTTGTTTGATATTGTTGTGGTTGGTTTTATCTTCCCGTGTAGTCACGGAGTTTGTAGTATGCGACTTTTTGATAACGTATATCTCCATTTATAATTGTAAATTTTATTACATCATTTTTCTTGAATTGAAAAAACATATCAGAATTAGAATAAGTACTCCTACCAGCATCTTTTCCAATTATAACTCCATTAACTGTAATAGTAACCTCTGTATCACTACTATTAGATATCATACCAACACCATCATAAGGCATTGTTTTATCTGTATCATTTGCAAAGTCGCTTGTTTCCCACTCACTCAACACATTCTGATTTCTGATATACTCCGCTACATCAAATGGTACAGATACCTGTTTAGCTTTGATGATGTAGTTGACACCCAACTGTTTGCCGTGAGTGGTTGTGCCTGTACGAGCATCTGAAACACTTGTAGATTGTATTGCATTAGTATTATAATTTGCGGAAGTTTGAGAACCACCGAATATAATTTTAGAGTTAATTGGGACACCACTGGGCGGATTACCACCCTCTTGTTGAAAAGTGTGTCCGTGTTTCTGTAACTGGTCATCTTTGAACTGACCAAGCTGATAGGTGTCATGATTTGCTATAGCCGAATAAGTGTTATTTTGGGAATATCCAACAAGTACACATTCTCTCGCATCAGGTACTCTAAACTTACCTGCTTGAATCGTATTGTTTCGGTCAAAATTTGTTCCGATAACTGCGTACAACTCAGGATAATCTTCTACTTTTAGTAATTGTCCTTGACACAAAAGCCAACCTGATGGAGCAGTAGTACCGCCATATGCTTGAATTGAACCAATCGGAGCATCTGCATAAAGAAGCCCCCCCGAAATTCTTTCAAGCTCTCCTGTTGTGGAGTTATATCTATTTACACTCATAATCTCACCCTCCTTTCATCAATCCGTAATCTTAGTGTATTCTACTATCATAATTACTTTGTCAATATTGTAATTACTGAGCCTGTCCATTCTGACTATCGCAGTTCCATTTGATATATATAATCTACTATCACGGTATCTATAAAATTCTACCTCTTGGTTTGTACCAGTATTTGAATTTGTTATAGTTGTGATATTGACAAGTTGTGCAAAGTTGTCAATTGCTCCTATTGTTAATTCACCCGTACCAGAAGAACTTCCTGTTACTACAAGCACCTTTCTGTATATGGGCTTACCGTCAATCCATACCTTGTTGGTTTTGGTTTCGGAAGTAGAATAGTAGTCGAGATTTGCACCAGTGTCATCATCTGTGATATTGACAATGGTATACTTAGCCTTTTCGTCAACAGCGAGAGCCTCCCACTCTGCTTGTGTACCTGTGAAAGTTCTTTGGCTTACAGCAAGTGTAGCCGCACCATTACTATCTTTTACAAGAAATACATTATCTAATTTACTGCCACCACCTATGTCAACCCAATTACCCTCTGCAACATTTCTATTTTTTGAAGTATCAGCTTCGGGATGGAAATACTGAGTGCTACTTAAACCTACAACAAAAAAGCTGAACTCTTGATAATAGGTAATAGAGCCAACAAGTGATATATCACCTTCGCCAGTTGTAGGATTAGCTTGGTATACATTTACACCATTAGCCAATGTTTCTTCTTGTGTATAAAATATATATGGTTGTGTTTTTGCTGAATCTCTATAAAATGTCCAATAATAATAAGTGAAAGATGTTTCATTTTTTTTATACAAATGTCCCTTTTCAAAACTTCCACTATCTTCACCAGTGTAACATACAATACTACCAGTTTCATAAGCGTTTATATCAGGAACAGTTTCGCTATATACTACTGGATTCTCAACCATCTTTATCTCAGACCAAGAATACGCAGAAGAATCGAGAATACATTTATAGAAACGTCCATTCGTATAAGTACCAGTTTCACCTACATACTGATAAATATTTCCTAATTCGTCAGCACTTGCAAGAGGAAGTTCTTCTTTCTGAATACTCTGTCCGTCAAATGTTTTTTCACTCAGTCTTGTTCCG